CCTCAAAAAACAAAATCACGTAATACAGAGAAAAGTAACTTACAAAGCAAAAAAAGCAAAAGATGCTGTTGAAATTCTTGACGCTAAAAAAAGAATAGCCAAGCACGAACTCAACATCAAGCATAGCCGCTTTACCAACGGAACCCATAGAGACACACACCGTAGACCTGTCGATACACCAGATGCAGTACCAAGACGAGATAACATTCACAATCATAACATCTTTCAAGACTCGACATACATTACAACTTATAAGGCACTCAGAGAAGTGACTAATAAGGAAATGTCTATCTATAAAAATACCGTTGGAACGGGTATAGACTATATGTTCGCTAATGAATACAACGACTTCAAATTGAAATGTCGTTTAAATAAACATAAGCGAAATAACAAAAGCAATAGAACGTATCATCCAATAGTGGATAGTCCGTACAGTAGGTTAGCCGAGAGAGTAGCTAAAAGCACCGCTTCAGAATGTGCATTCGAGCACGGTATAGCTAAGCTAAAAAAATATGAAGGCGACTTGGACATTAGTAGTTACAACGTATTAAATAATTTCCAAGCATACAATAACAACACAAACATCGTAGGTATCAACACTACCATCACTTTGAGTTGTGCTGGGATTGCTACGTTGCTTGGGTATGAATCTGCTACGATGGGCTACAAAATCCAGAAGGAGTTAGAAGCACTTGGTCTATTAGACATCAAGAAGCGTCACCGCTCACTTGGTAGCTACTCGGATAAGGATACCTTTACTCACTGTAAGTTGACAGGTAATTTAAGCTCTGCTGCGTTCTATGATAGCAAGAATGATAGAGCATTTATTAGACTATCTAATCAAATTATTCCTAACTTTCATATCGATTTACATTAGAGAATTATATATTTTTTTTGACCTTTAGCTTAGTGAATTAACATAGGACGAGTCACACCTACGGGCTTTGCTCCGCCCCATCAATATTCACTCTCTACTCTCATTATTTTATATAAAAATGTACTATTTATAGTAAAAAAAGCCTTTACCTATATATATTTATATAATAAACTATTACTTAATCTATAATACATTGATAATTAACTACTTATATATAGTAATAACTATAATACATATATTAATCAAAGAGTACTATCTAAAAAAGTGTATATTAATGACACTAAATTGAAGATAGTTACATAGTCATAAGTTTAGTTTCAATTCAAGTCTATCTTTTCATCTAATTATCAATGTCGTCTCCATCTCATAATACTCATTATCATCAAATACAAACAAAGTGAATAACACTATCGATAACAAACCATCTATCTCGAAGAAGATAGAATTTAGAGACCAGCTAATCTATCAAGTTAGAAGCACCTCAGATGATACGCTCTTACGTGCTGAAAGTAATCCTATTGAGCAAGGTATTCAATCTAACGTTTACAAGCTGTTTAACGAGACTTTCTTATTGGGCAATGGTTCATACCGCTTAGAGATTTTAACGCATACAGGCATCGTCTCTGATGCTGTGGTGGCCTCTATATCTCCCGATGGTACTGAGGCTATCATAGATGCCAATTCTTTGAAGGTCTCAACGGTATTAGGCCATTCATTTTTAAGAGATGTGCTTGATGGCAATACACTTATCAATGAATGTTTAATTTATATTGGTGAATGGGAAAATAGAAACATGGTGATGGCTACCATCAATGCTATCTCCAACAATAATTTATTTATCAAGACGGTTGATTCGGGGAATGTCAATGCTCCATTTATCATACCTGCGGATGTTCCTTTAACCGTCTTTGTTATCACTGGGAGGAATGAAGGAATCGTAAGATTTGAAAGGGAAGTGCTTAATGCTATCCCTATGCAAACCATAGCTGGGCCTGACTTTTCTATTGACCATGATATTTCTTATGCTAAGACTACTGACTATAAAACTTGGTCTGATTTGTTAGGTCAAGGAGTTCAAACACAACAACAGATTTTAGACAATTATTTTAGTGAAGATTTAAGCAAGGAGTTAAATATAGACTTTACTAAGTTTGAAAACTTTATACACTTTTCAAGTGCTGTTGAACGATTAAAGAACTTCGAGTTTAAGTTAAATAAAATAGAAGAAGCTACCAATCAAATTATACTGATTGGCGAATCTGAGAGTGCTGATATAAACTTGAATCTTAATCAATTTTTGAAAGAGAGAAACGCTGTGGTTACTTCTTTTGATGCTTTTGAAAGATTTTTGTTTTTTGATGCCAATGATTATTTCACGCATAACGAAGAAAGAGATTTTACTGCCATACCAAAAAGAACACAGTCGGGGAGTACATGGCAAGAGGTTTTTGATACATGGCAGGATACACCATTGCTGTGGTCACAGGGCGCAGATTCTACCATCTATCCGTATTTTTATGAGTTCTATGGTACAAACTCGCCACAATTTATAGATTGGATGTCAGAAACTTTGGCTGCTGCGCTCCAATTTGATAAAGACAACGTACATTCTTTAAGAAACCACGTGCCACAATACCTGTGGGATTCTTATGAAAATCCTTCGGATGCTATGTTGTTTGCGGATATGTTGGGACAACATTTTGACATCTCATGGATGTACATTAAAAAGTTGAGTTCGTTCCATGCTGGGGAAGAACACCCTAAACTTGGTATGCCTAATGAAATACTATTCAATTATGCTAAGAGTTTTGGTGTAGACTTACATGAAGGAAACTCTATATCAGAATTGAGTGACTTTACTTTTGGAAACAAGCGAAAATATATTACCTTAGAAATATGGAGAAGAATTACTAACAACATTCCTTTCTTGTTACGCACAAAAGGCACAGAAAGAGGTGTTAGAGCGCTGTTATCTTGTTTTGGTATCCCACAATCAGTACTGGCTATAAGAGAGTATGGTGGCCCTTCTACCTATGCCAACGACGAATACTTTCCTGTATACGAACATGATAAATATAACTTCTCTTACTTGAGCACCTCTCCTGTTGGTAAACCAAACCTTACCCACTTAGCTATCCCTCACGCTTACTGGTCAGGGGAAGATGGTAGGATTCGTAAAGCCGACACATTCGAATGGAGATTTAGAACAGATGACCGATACGATTATGTACCTGAAACATTGTATTCAGTAATGATGGTAGGATTTGCAACTTATACTAACGAACCTACAAATGCTAACGGTGTTACCTCTTCATTTATCACAACTGGTGGTGCGCCGTCAATGGTTATGTCAGTAAAAAAATCGACAGAGTCGCCTGAACAAGGTTCACTTATATTTCACTGGGGCGTACAAGGAGTAAACACTCTACCCGTATATTCCGCTTCTATTGATAACGTTAACTTGTTCGACGGGTTCTTTAACCAAGTAGCCTTTACTATCGAAAGTAACCAGCCATCTACCAACCAAGGCGATGCTACATTTTCAAGACTGGGAGATGCTACACAGATAAACCTTAGAATGGACTTTGCAAAAGCTAAGTTTGGTAAAATTGTTCACTACGCCACGAGTAGTATTCCTCTAACAGACTTTGTTACAAACTCTACAGAGATTTTACAATATTGTGCGTCATGGGATTCACCTATTAACCGTGCAACACTATTGGCTGTAAAGTCAGGAAATATTGTAGGTTCGAACCTACCTGTAGGCGGTATTCATTTTGAAAAATTTAATGGAGTATTCCAAGATATAAGATTATGGTCAGGGTCGTTAACTCAGCCTACGCTCGAAGAACATGCACTGTCACCTTCATCGTATGCTTACAACGTAAGAACGCTTAAACAAGCTGACCCAAATACTGCTCTTGACCCTATTAGACACTTATACCAACGTTACTTGCTTACCAACACTTCGCTTTCCGATGAAATTATTTATAGAACTACTACAGTAAACGGAGTACCTACCGTTGTTTCAGGAAGTTACATAAGTCAAAAAAGTATACAACCATTTCCAGGAGTTAAGTTATGGTCTACGCCAAGTACATTTACTGTGAATGATGGTAGGGTAGTATTCTACGGGTCAAAAACCGAAGAGAGTATTCCGTTTGTTGGGGACGATACACCTCACTTTACATCTACGCCTTCACTTGGAGCAACTACTTTGTATTCAGAAAAAATACGAATTGACGATAACAACATCGGCGAAACGAAGAGACTGTCGAGAACGACCAGTGTAGAAAGAAGTAGCTACGATTCTTTCTCGGTGGATTCGAGTAGACTTGGTATATTCTTTTCTCCGCAGATTGCTATTAATGAAGACATATACAATCAGTTCGGCTATTTTGAAATTGATAACTATGTCGGAGACCCAAGAGTATTACAGAAGTCAAGTTATAATACTTTGAGAGCATTTTCAAGAAATTACTGGCAGAAATATACCGAGTTAAATGATTATCAAGCATACTTCAGTGTCATTGCTTTGTATGACCAAAGCGTATTTGATTACATTAAAGATATGATGATACCTGCGAGAGCTAACGCTATTGTTGGTGTTGTATTGGAACCTAACGTATTGGAAAGGTATCGTATACCTTCTCCATCCGTGGCTGGATTTAACACGCAAATTGAAACCTCTCTCCGAGCAGCTACACCATTGGTAGTTGATATGGATGCTACTAACGATTATTTGGGATTGATTGATAACTCTGCGACAATGGTTCTGACTGCCAATATGACAGGTATAGATTCTATCCCCGTTGATTTGCGCTTTAAGCAACTACCTAAACGCTGGGAACAATCAGTTAACATTGGTAAACCAGTTTCTATAAACAATGGGCCAGGTAAATTGAATTTAATTGTAATCAGAAACGACGAATCAGTATCTCGGACGATAGGTAAGGCTCCTTCGTATGGTAGGTTTAAAGACAAGAAAACTAATACCAATTCGTATATTAGTCGTCAAATAGTTGGTAAGAGTAGATTAAGTTCGCCTTCTATAAACTCGCCTTCATTTGAAACACCCGATGGTAAGCCTGTTGTTGAAGTGAAGAAAGTAGACGGTACACAATTAGTTTATAATAATGGTGTAATGCGAACGCAATAATTGATTATTTTGTCTTATCTTTAACGCGATAACAACATGCCACGTAGCCTAAAAGAAATCGGCACCTTGGTGCAGAACTCACTTCCCGTGATAAGTTCTTCTTTTAAGCTATTTGTAAAAGATGGTATAAAGACAAATGATAACGGGGATGCTGTTACCACACACACGAGTTCTTCGCCAACTACTAAAGCTTCCCATAACATTGTTATAGGGATTAATCCTAAATATGAAGTAAAGGATTATTACATTGATTTTCAATCATGGAAAAATATATTTGAAGCTTATTTCAATACTACTAATGAAGAGAGTATGTCTATATATACTGCGTTGTGGACACAATCGAGCATGAGTGAGACCCAAAAACTTATGTTCAAGTCTTCCCAAGGAGGTGAGATTGATATAAGAATTTGCTACACATTAGATGTTGTGAGCAGTAGAACGTTCTATAGTAAATTAGACGGTAATATAGGTGTATCCTTAGTAGAAGATAAAATTTTAATGATGCCTACTGGTCAATGTGCCTTATCTACAAATAAACGCGTAGACGAGAATGGTAATGTACAGCAAATAAAATCATTCGAAATTACCACTGGATGTAATTTTTATATTAATGCAAAGGATTCACAACCAAATGTAAACCAATTTGAAGATGATATTCATACTTTAATTGAAACTTTACAAATCCCATCAATCGTTGAAACTATAAAAAAACAATTAGTATACACTCTTGCCCACGAGTTAATGCACTCTTTGTACTATTGTAACCCCGATTCTTACATTCATAGCCCCAAATCTACATTACATTTTTGCGAATACCTTCATAAAAGAAAGAATAGAAAACTTGCTCCGCCTGTAACGTTAGACCCTCCACACGCACCCAACTATTTTGCTGCTGAAATACAATATTTGTATTACATTTCACACCATCAGGAAATGATATGCAGAGCATTTGAATCTTATTATGGTGGAGATGCTACACCCGTTTATACTTCAACGGTTCACTCAATAACTCTTTTTAGGCAGTGCGCATACAATGTTATTGAAACGATGATAAATCGTTTGACAATGGATGCTGTAGAAGAAACTGAACTATCTCAATTACTGGAAAAATTCAAGCCTGTGTCAAGAACGTTTATAGAAGCGTATTCGATGTTGAAAAAATATGATGAACCAGTAGAAGAATTGTTCTCACACGAAGCACAGACACAGCGTACTTCTCTAATAGCTGCCTATGATAAACTCTTGGTGAGAGCGCTATGTCCATTGACTATGAGAAATCCTTATAGTTTGGTTAAATATTGTATTGAAAAAAATGTAAACAAGCAATACATCATAGAGTTTTTACAAGTATTTATTCGTTCACTCAACCGATTAGAAAATGTAGCCCAGCATTCGTTAGAAAAGTATACCGAGAAATCGAATAGATTTGCTAAATTAGGAAAACTAAATAACCTAAATTAAAAAATAATAACAATACATGAGAAATTACATTGACGATGGTGATGACAATAACAACGGTGGGTATTTATCTTGGAACAAAGATGATGTACCATCTATACAATTATCAAAGCATTTTGAACTGTTGGGATTCATAACACTGGACGATACTTCTCCTGATTACGTTATACCAAAAGAGTCTATACTTCTTTGCAATCGCGGTTCTTTCAAGTTGTTCAGCATGACAAAAGATTCATTACGGTATCTATTATTAGACATGGTGCGCCAATTGGAGGCAGCAAAAGTATGGACTATTGCTATTAAAGGCAATCATGGAGACACATTACGTGAATATATAAGTGACATTTCTATATTACAAAATGAATTAAAATACATATTATTTGCCTACTTCTTGGTCAAGCTCGAAGATATTAAACTACTCGAAGCAAATTCAGGCAAACAAGCACCTCAACAAGGCATAACTCAAAAAGGCCGAATGAGTGCAGAATTATCATCCTCTCTCAATTCAATTATTTCTTCATCACTATCTTGATGCCTATGTAATTAAGATAGTCTATAATGTACTATCTTTATATAATTGCATATGGCTAAGAAAATAATTACTTATACTTCATTTTCAAAAAAATTAAAAGCACTTAACCCTTCTTTTGCTCCTACTAAAACCAAAGGATTAAAAAGGTCAGCCGCAGTTAAGAATGGATACAGGTCAGGATTTGAAGAAGACTTTAGTACATTCTTAAACGTACTGGGCATTAAGCACGATTTTGAATCAACCAAGATTAAGTACATTGAGCCTGAAACAAAACACACCTACACCCCTGACTTTGACCTCAGAGATACTTGTGGATTCATTGTTGAAACCAAGGGTAGGTTTGTTTTAGCTGATAGGAAAAAACATTTGCTTATTAAAGCACAACATCCTGATTTGGATATTAGATTTGTATTTCAGAACGCTAAGACTAAAATATCGAAGAAGTCTAAAACCACCTATGCAAGCTGGTGTGATAAACATGGGTTTAAGTGGGCAGAAAAAACATTACCTACTGCTTGGATTAACTTCGAGAAGTGCTCTAATGTTCAAATCTAAAAAAAATAAGAGACTAAGTAATTGGGCTTGTACACATATATTATGAAAAAACGAACACGCATATATGAAA